CAACGAATCGGCGCAACCCAGGAACTAGGCGCAGCAGTGTCACGGACGCAGGGGACCGGCATTCCTCGTGTGATACCCGCAGTGATGCGGAAAAGTATACGTTCAGGTGATACCTGGACCATACGAATTTGGCTTACGTTCTTCCAGTTGTATCGAGTAATCGAAATTCCTGGAAAACTTAAACTTCAGTCGATCACTGATGGGTCAGCAATGGCGCCAGGTTTCCTAAAAGGATGGATTCTATTTTTAAACGGTTGGCTACCCTCTTTCTTTCGTGAAATTGGGTATGACCAACTAGCCACTCTTTGGGCGGGACGTCGAAGCTCATGCGCAGGCGTGAGGTCCACTGATGATCTACCACCAGGGAAATCCCTTGGTGAGGTTATTACCTATGTAGCATCATTAGTCGCGTCCTGGATCACCTTCGAGTGGAAAGGAGTCCCTCGTAACCTAAAACCCCGGTTACTGGCTCTGTTTAAGTCCGGACCTAACAGTGGTGGCGTACATGAGAAATCTTATGTAGACGATCGTCCTATGGTCAGAAAGACCAAGGATGGTAAAACCATTCCTACGGGTACATCAACCAACTCTGGGGCTATCTTTACGGACGCCATTCAATGGCTTTCGTTTAAGAGAAACCCAGGGGAGGGGAACCCTCATCTACTGAGGGATTTGTATCCGTTTCTACGGGAATGGTTAGACATCGTCGATGATCGAGCTATTCGCAAGATCATTGCCGTCGCTGAAAGGGTAGAAGACTGGATCCAGGCTCAAATCGTAAGAGATGAGCATGGGACAGTAGTAGACTACTACAACCGATTTAGATATCCCGGTTTCGGCCGTCCGAAAGGACTCGGGAAACTAGGCTATAAGGTCGAGCCCGCTGGTAAGATCCGTGTCTTTGCCATGGTGGATAGCCTTACACAATGTGTAATGAAACCACTTCATGATCTTCTGTTTTCCATCCTGCGAAGGTTGGAGACAGATGGGACATTTAATCAGATACGCCCGGCCCAACGTCTCATCGACCTTGGGTACCGTTCGTTTTGGTCATTTGATCTTTCATCAGCGACAGACCGGTTTCCATTAGCATTGCAACAGGTGGTGATCTCGGCATTAATTGGGCCGAGACTAGCTGAATTGTGGGCTAGGATTCTCGTTGAGAGATACTACCTCACACCTCGGCCTCCGAAAGGAGTCCTAGGCCCCCCAAGCGATACACCGTTGGTGTATGGATCAGGGCAACCTATGGGTGCCCTGACGAGTTGGGCAGCTTTCAGCTTGACACACCATGTTCTAGTCCAATACGCGGCGTACCGCGCGTTAGGTATCTATGGGTTCTTCAAAGAATATGCCCTCCTTGGTGATGACATTGTCATAGCCAACGACAAGGTGGCCAGAGAATATCTGCTCCTTCTCCGAGAGATCGGAGTTGAGTATGGGCTGGCGAAGTCTTTGATTTCGTCTACCGGCGGGTTCGAGTTTGCGAAGCGAACTTTCGCCCACGGGAAAGATGTTTCAGGAATGTCACTCCTTGCACTTGGTATTGCGAAAGCAGACCATAGTGTACTGGAACAAATCCTGACTCGTTTTGGAGTTAAGGGTACACTAATGGAAACATTACGTATCGCCTCCAAAGTCCTAGGCTACGGTTTCCGATCCCTCGCACGGCTACCAGCTGTGTTAGGAAGGAAATCGCGTCTCCAAGGTCTTGCAATCTTACTATCCCGCCCTGGGTCGCCATGGGGCCTTTCAGTAATGGAATGGCTCCTACAGCGGCAACCAGGGTTGGTTAGGGAGGTACCGCAAGAGGCTCTCTCAGGAATGGGAGAGCGTCTCTGGGATTCCTTAAGGTCTAAGACCGAATCTTCCATCAATAGGGCCCGGTCAAGGTTGGAAACAATCATTGTTCCGGACTCGACGTACGGTGGTAACATCGATACTTGGTTCGACGAGAGTAACCTTCACGCGGAAGCGTGGAACGTTTATGTCGTCTTACCGTTGGTGGGGGAATTGAAGGTAGACCTACGGGACCTCGAGAAACGGCTGACCTCTTTAGAAAGGCCATCGTTAGACGATCTCAATGAGATCTGGGCTCGAGTTGAGGAAATAAGGGACGCGATCGCCGCGTTACCGAATCCAAATTTCTTTGAACGAAGTAACTTAGACTTCGGAGGAAAGAAACGGTCAGCTGTAATTACAGCTTTCCGTTCTGCTCAAGCCTGGCTACAAGCCGAATTAGCTCGTAACTTATCACAGCGATGTCTACCTATCATAGGGATGGCAATGGGTGAAAGTGAAGGGACTCAACTCAGTGTAATACATGAAGCTGATGTTGTGATTCAGACACCTGAGATCACTGACTCCACGCCTGAGTTAGGCGGAACCCCCGGCCCTGGGGCACAATTCGCGCAACTGAATGCACGAGGCGATGGTATCGTTACCGAAATGGTAATGACTCCCTCTGGTCTCGTACCTAGATTCTCTTATCGAGTTTCTGGTGTCGACTTTATGGAAGATGATATCCATCTAGACGGTATTCTTCACCGCGAGGACCTATCATACGTATTAGCCTTAGAGCTTCTCTCTCCCGATGCAAAGCAACGGGTTAAGGATCGACTCCGAGACGAACAGTATGAGGAAATGTAGTAATACACTCCCCGTAGGATTATCAATATCATGATAAGTGGCAGGCCCGGTCTTAGACATGCTAGACCGATACCATTAAGCATACCTTCATTGATCGCGGAGGAAACAATACCGTGATTACCCCAAGAGATACGGGTGACCGAGCCTAAGGGCAAGGTCGAAGTGGGCTTCTAAGAAATTAGGGGCAACTCATCTCCCGGGCGGGAAAGCCCGAAGAGCGAGCATCGCTGCCATAAATCAAAAAAAGAAACTCTAGAGCAACTGTGAAAACATCTCTCGACGTATACAGATGATCCCTAGGCCTCTCTGAAAATTTAGGCGTAGACTGACCTTTTCTGTTATCCCAGACTCCTATTGCTAGCAGTCCAGGAATCTTACCAATTTCTGGTTAATGATCTCCGTTGGGAAAGGACCTATACGGTTCCAATCCTACAAAGTAACATAGTGAGATTTAATCTCGATCAGGCCCGATAACTTCGAAAGAAGGGGGCGGTGACCTGAGTTCCAGCCGTG